GATGCCCGACGCGATCAGGTTGGCGACGATGGCCAAGGGCCACGGGACGCCATTGTCCCCGCCGCTTTTTTTCCCGTCCTTTTCCCAGAACTTGGGCCAGTCGTGGATTAGGGCGTAGCCCGAGAAGGCCTTGACCAAAGCCTCGAACTTGGAGGGGTTGCGGTTGAGGCTTAGGATGCGCAGCTTATCGAGCCAACCAATCTCCCCAAGCGGTTCCTCGGCGCATACCTGACAGGCGAAGATTAGGTCGGCGGGGGTGATGCCGCGCTCCCCGGTGATTATGGGCGAGTTAAAGGCCATCAGTCGCACGCGGTACTTGAGGCACCACGGATAAAGCGAACGACCCAGCAACTTAAGAGGAGCCGGGTCGACGAAGGCGTTCAGGAAGCGATGGTCCACGCCAAGGACTTTGCCCCTTCTTGGGGCTGGGTCAATTAGGGCGTAACGTCGACTCCCTCGTAACAGACCGCCGTGACGGTGACAGATGTGAAGTCCTTATTGGAGCCCTTCTCGGAAATAGCCGTGACCGTGCCTTCGTAGGAAACCGATGCCGAGCCGCCCGTGTAGGCGGTCGCGGCGTTAATCGTGAAGGTGAAGTCGGCGCCAAGGACTGGCACGGATGAGGTCTTGCAGATGCCGTCCACCGTGATCTCGGTCTTGCGGTCGTCGAAGCGGGTCGTCTTGGTCACGCCCGTCTCGTCGGTGACCGTGTTCGACAGGTTGAAGGTCGAGTTGACCGTGTAGGACTGGACGAAGAGGTTCGTGACGGTACCCGCGACACCGAAGAGGCAGGTAGTTCCATTGGTTACGGCGGCCATTTGTCTTTGCCCGTTTTGGAATAATTACGGGGCCAGACAGGTCCAGACCGAGAAGGCGAAGGAGGTCGCCCAGGACCGCTCGTCAATCCCCTCGTCCTCGGAGAGGATGCTGACGTCGTAACAGGTCGCGTCCCCGCCGGAGACGAAGGCGGCCTTGATGCTGTCGAGGTCACGCATATTCCCGACCAAGGCGGCGCAGCGGGCACGGTGATCGGCGAGGGTCGTGTCGTCGGCGTTGGAGAAAAGGGTGATGCGAACGGAGCAGTCGTAGTTCCCCTCGCCCTCTTGGAGGCTTGCCGGCGGGCGGGCGGAGTCGCAGAGGACGACGGCCTTGGGCAGGGTCTGGGTGACGGCGCTGTCGCCCGTGAGGAAGGTGACCGAGGTCAGCCCCGTCTGGGTCGAGAGGTAGGTCGCAAGGGTGGACTCTACGATGTGGCGGATGGATTTGGTGCCCATAAAGTTTTGGTTATTTGCGGTTAAACTTGGCGACGTCGTCGGCGATTAGACGCTGGATTTTGGCGGGCATCTGTTTGACGCGGTTGCCGTAGACGAGTCCGAGGGTGTCCGCTTGGTCGGCGATGCCGTAGATGTTGCCCATCAGATTGCGGATGGTGACCTCGGCGAGCTTGTCGGTGAAGGTCGATGCGCTGTTGCCCGGGACGCTGTTGTGCTTCGTGATCCATCCAGCCTTGCGGAGTTTCGAGCCCGCGTTCTTCTCCACGCCGTTGATGACAGGGCGGGGGAGGGACATCAGCGCCTTGTACCAGCCCGACTTGATGGCGCCGACCGTCTCCTGGCGTTGGGCGATGTAGGCATCGAGGTCGGCCTTCTGCTCGACCACCCGCTTGTCGAAGGACTTAACCCCGCTGACGTTGCGTCCGTTCTTCCAGAGTCGTCCGTTGTTGCGACGATAGATTGGCTTGAAGACCGCGTCGATGGCGGTTGTGCCTTGGAGGAAAGCCCCGTCCGAGCTGAGGGACTGGGCGGCGACGCGGTTGCCGATGCGGTTGAAGTAGTTCTTGGCCTTCTTGAAGCCCTCGGGCGTGCCGAACCCCTTGTACTGCGGGGAGAGCATACGGGCCACGAAGGAGTTGGCCGAGATGATGGTCGATTGGCTGGAGGCCACTTTCCAGAAAAGGCCTTGGTTATCGTTCAAGGCCAAGGAGCCAAGGCGCTTGATGACGCGGGTGGCTTGCGTCCCTGCACCTCCGCCCGACAAAGGGGTGACGACCTTACCGACGTCTCGGTCCACGGCCCGCTCGCCGGCCTTCTTGGCGGCGTTGGATAGGCCGTTGCCTCCGCCTTTGGTCAAGGGAGGGGTGAAGGTGGCCGCGTCTTGGCAGGCGAGGGCGGCCTGTTCCAAGGTGGCGTCGCGGATGGTTTGCTTGGAGGCGGCGGCGAACTTCTGGATGGCGTCCACGAAGGCCTGCTGACTGGCGGGCGTTAGGGATACCTTGACCACTTTACTGGTTGTCGTCGATGACGACGAGCGTGATCCAAGCCGACGCGGGCTTGTAGGTCTGGGTCGTGATGCGGACGGTCTTCCCGCCGGCTACGATTTTCTTCCCTTGGGCTAGGGAGGCGATGGGGATGCCCCCCGAGAGTAGGGCCGCCGATGCCCCATTAGACCCGTCTGGGAGGCTCCAGGAGGCTGTTACGGCGGGTACCCTTACCGTATACTGGGTCCGCTCACAATACCCCCCTGCCTCAAGGACGGTCTGGACGGCGGGGTCGGAAATGAGACATTGGAAGGTGATGGCCCCCGAGTTGGCGGAACCAGCCACGCCGAAGTCGGCAATCATCTCCTTCGCGTCGTCCAAAAACTCGTTTCCGTAGAGGCTCATCACCTTTGCCCGATTTGGTAGAAAAACAAAAGACCCCCAAGGTTGCCCAAGGGGGTCTCGTCAAGCGGTCTAACGACCGCCGTGGTTTAGGCCGTGGTCAGGCGGCGGAGGCTCGTGGCGCGACCGACAGCGCAACCGAAGAGGAGCGTGGCGGTGACGTTGAGGTAGCCCGACTGCTCCTGGATGATCATGACCTGGACCGAGAGGCCCGTCGCCGGGTCGGTGGCCTGGGACACTTCAGCACCCGGGATTTCGTTGAACGGGAGGGCGGTGGCGACGGCGATGGCGTCAGCGCCGCAGATGAAGCCCGCGAGGGACTCAGCGTTGGCGGCGAGGTTCGAGAACTGATAGACCTGAGCGCCGGCGATGGAGCCGAGGGAGCCGCTCGAGATGACGTTCGCACCGAGCTGGAAGGCGGCGATGATGGACGAGTCGCTGCGGAGGTCGGCGAGGTAGCCATTGCCGAGGACGAGCGCACGCTTGTCGGGGGCCTTGGCGTCGTCGAGGGTCTTCTGGGCGGCCACGACTTCGGCGTAGGAGATGTTGGCGCCGGTGTTGGTCGAGGAGCTGTAGTTGGCGGCGACGATGAGGCTGTTGATTTCCGTCATGCACTTCTGGGAGAGGGCGATGGCGGCGGTCTCGACGAAGTTGTTGGCGAAGAAGCCCATGCCGTACTCGCGGACGTCCAGCGGGGAGAAGCGGCTGGAGACCTTGAAGTGCTTGAGGGTGACGCTCGTCGAGGTGACGGTGGCGTCGTCCTGCGTGAGGTAGCCGCCGGTGCTGAACTCGGTGGCGGTCGAGGTGCCGATCAGGGGAACCTGGATGGTCTTGCCGGCGCCGGCGATGGAGGAGGTGAAGACGGACGAGAAGCCGTTGAGGACGGGCAACTTGTTCGCGAGGGCGGAGATGACGCCCTGGGCCAGAACGGACGGGGCGGCTGCGATGCTGTTAGACATAGGTGATTAGTAGGAGATTAGGGTTGGGAAAATTAGACCTTGATGGACGCGTAGATGGCTTGGGCGTTCTTCGCGAAGAAGTCGGCCTTGGCCTTCGGGTCGGTCAGGGAGTTGTAGGTCGCAAGGACATCGGCCTTGGCGGCGACGTTGTCGGAGCCCGGGATGATGGCGGTCGGGTCAACGCCCACGGAGGCGGCAATCTTGGCGGCTTCCTTGGAGGCCGAGACCTTGGTCGCTTCGAGTTCCGCGATCTTGGCGGCGAAGGCGTCACGCTCGGCCTTGGCGGCTTCGAGGGAGGCACCGAGGTCGGCGAGGGCGGCTTCCTTCGTGACGAGGTCGGCCTTCACGGCGGTCAGTTCGTCAGCGGCGCCGACGGTGAGCTTCTCGACGGTGGCACGGAGGTCATCGCGTTCGGAGGTGAGCGCCTGGGCGAGCATCTCGGCGGTGGCGAGTTTGTCTTCGATGGTCATCTTGGTAATGCCCGCTTTGGAATAAACCAAGGCCTTGGCGGCCAAGTCGTACATCGGGTTTTCTTCGTCATCGTCCTCTTCGGCTTCCTCGGTTTCGGGGCTTAGGTCGGCAGGGTCGGCGACTTCCACGCCGATGGCCGAGACGGCGTCGCGGTTGGCTGGTTCGTCGTCGATGAAGACATCGGGGTCAAAACCTTCGTCGAGCATGGCACGGACTTCCTTGGCCTTATGTTCGGGGGCGGGGGCTTCGCCGGCGTTCATGATCAGGCGGAAGTAGTCGAGGCCCGTGGCCTTCAAGTCTTCGACCGTCTTCTCGCGTTCCGACTCGGGGCGGTTTGTAAGGATTGCGACGGGGTAGCCTTCGGCCTTGATGTAATCGACGACGCGCTGGACGGATTGCCCTTGGTCAAGGATGGTGCCGTCGATGTCGGTGATGATGATTTTGGGCATGGGGTTATTTCTTCTTGGCGGGGACCGCAGGGGCAGGGGCGATGCTGTTCTCGGCCCACATGGCGACGGCTTCGTTGAAGGAGTCCGCGAGGCCCGTGACGAGACCACGCTGGGCGGCCTGCTTGCCGGAGAAGACTTGGCCTTCCATGTCCTCGGCCTTGACGAGCTTGCGGGTCTGAAGGACGGCGCCCTTGAAGTCCGCGTGGATGGCGTCGACGCTGTCTTGGAGGTTGGCGATTTGCTCCTCGGAAAGGGACGTGCCAGGGATGCCGGCACCCTTGAACTTGCCCGACTTGATGACCACCATCTTGATGCCTTGGGCCTTCGCCATCTCAGTCATGTCGGCGACGGTCATGTAGACGCCGATGGAGCCGACGGTCGAGGAGGGGGAGGCGACCACCTTGTCGGCGGCGCTGGCGATCCAATAGGCGGCGGACGCCATCTCGGAGTCCGTGTAAGCCATCGTGGGCTTGCTGATGTTGCGGACCTTGTTGGCGAGTTCTTCGACGCCCGTCACCGTGCCGCCAGGGGAGGACACTTGAAAGGCGATGCGGGTGACTTGCGGGTTCGTGGCGTAGTCGTCGATGGTTTCGGCGATGTCGTTCACGTCCACGGCGCCCGTCATGCGTTCGATGGGGGCGAGGCCTTTGCCGATGGGACCGACAATGGGGATGACGCCCGTGCCGTCCTCGGCGATGTAGGCCTTCGGGACTTCGCCGAAGAGCTGGGCGAGCATATCCGTGAAGCCGAACTTCTCCGCGAGGATGCGGTGGTCGTTGGCTTTGGCGGGGTCGATGAGGAGGGCTTCGCGACCGTTCAGGCCGTTGAGGAGGAAACGCATTTTAGGAAGAGGTTTCGGTTTCGGCGTTGGGCTGGGGTTCGGTCGAGGTCTGGGCGACCGTGCCGGGGGCCGTGTTGATGAGGAGGTTCGACAGGGTCTCGAAGGGCACGCCGTAGGTCTTGGAAAGGTCCAATAAATAGCGGACGTTCTGGGCCTTGATTTCGGCCTCCTCCTCGAAGTTCATGCCGCGTTGGTTGTAGATTTCCGAGAAGGACAAGAGACCGATGCGGAGGTCGTCTCGGTCGTTGGCGGAGTCACGTCCACCGTCCACCGTGACGCTTTTCGGGGTCGTCCAGGATACTTCGTTCCAAGACGGGTCGTCGGGGAGTTCGCCGTTGGCGATGGCCTGACCGATGACGTAGCCCCAAGTCGGGTGACATAGGGTAGTGATCACAACGTTCTGGTACTTGCCGAAGACGCGACCGGCCTTGGCGGTGACGAGACGGACGGATGCCCCGCCAATCTTGGAAGGGTCGGAGACGAACTCGTAAGGCAGGACGCGGACGATATCGCGCTCAAGTTCCTGCAGGAAGCCGATGGCTTGGGAGCCACGGTTGGAGGTAAGCAGCTGGAGGTCTTCGCCGGGTTCAAGGGCGAGGATTTTGCCACCCATCGACGCGTACTGCTGGCCCTGCGTGCTGGGGGTGGATTGACCCATCTCGGCAGCCATGTCGGTCGGCATGAAGCCGCCGGTCTTCTTGAGGACGCGGGTGACGTCGCCGTGGTCACGCATGGCAAGGACTTCGAGCTGACGCACATCCATGTCGTCCTGCACCGAGTTGACGGCGCTCTGGAGGACGGGCAAGCCACGGGCACCGCTGGCCCACTCCTGGTCGACGACGTGCATCACCGCGTTGGAGATGACGTAGCGGGCGGAGCCGTCCGAGCGGTAGACCGAGTAGCCGGCGAGCTCGCCGTAGGGGCCAAACTGAACGCCATCGTGCATACCGGGCGGGGCGACGTCGGGATAGATGGGGTCGCCGACGCGGTGGGCCTCCATGATCTGGAGCTTAGCGGCGCCGAGGCCGTTGCGGGTCTTGATGGCGAAGGAGTCACCGTCTCGGAGCATCCCGCGGAGGAGGATGTTCTGGACTTGGCTGAATGAAAAGCGACCCGTGATGTCGCACTTTTTCGCCCATTCGTTGAAGTAATCGTTATAGGCCTCGCGGGCCTCGGGCGTGCTGGCATGGGACTGATGCTTGATGCCGTCGCCGACCGTGTAGAGCGTGAGGTCGGTCAGGATTTGGTTGAAGAGACCGCTGTTGCGTTCGGCCCAGCGGCACTTGCGGACCATCGTAAGGCGGTCCCACGGGGACAGGTCGCGGCGGAGGTCACGCGGTTGGGCGCCGTACTGCCCAAGGCGAAGGCGGGTAAGCCCCGTGCTTTGCCAATTGCCGGCATCGGCTTGAGGCTTGGGCGTACCCTTGCGGGCCTTGGTGATAGGACGCTTTTTGACTGCCATAGATTAGTTGCGGATTGGGTTGTTCCAATTCGTGCGACCGACCGTCATGCGGACCGAGGACGGATACTGCTGGGGGTCGAGGATGCCGAGGGCATATTGGGCTTCCGCGAGCATCTCCTTGGGGGGCATGGCAAACGACTTCGACGCCGACGACCCGCTGTCGGAGTAGGACATGAGGGTCTTGCCTTCCGTGATAAGGGCCACCGCTTTGCTGCGGATTGCAAGGAGTTCGCACTCGGTGAGGCCGATGAAAATGCCGGAAGCCATGTTAAACTTGCTCCGATTGGAAGGAAAGGGGGCGAGTCGAGGGCCAACGATCCGAACCTCCAAGCCATTGTAGGTCCCCACAAACCCCCGACTCGCTTGCTATGATGTTTATGGGCTTGGGCATAAAGTCAACCAGCGGGTGCTTCCGTTTCCGTGGTCGTGGCTTCCCGACCGACGACGCCCCAGCGGACGGCGACCAGCATGGCGAGGACTTCGCAGTCGAGGGCGTGGTTGTCCGAGACGCCTTGGGGGAGTATCCACATC